TGCATATACCCGCTCGACGAGTCCAGCGAGATGAACGTTGAGTAGTAGTCGCGGTCCGCGACGATGTACGCCCACCACGTGCAGGTGTAGGTCGTGTCCGGCAGGCCAGTGGTTCCGGCGTAGCCCTCCCCATCAACATTGAAGCGGACGGACACCCGGTCACCGCCCTCCCGCCGGTCGGTCCGTCAGCCGCCGAGACCGAGCTTGGGTGTCACCCTGATGATGTCGCCGATGGCCAAGCTGGAGATCCCGGTCTCGTCGTCGAAGTTCGAGTAGTAGACCGCCACACCGGCCGTGCTCGCCGAGGCGATACCGAACCCGTTGATGGCCGCCGAGGGCGTGGCCGCGCTGGTCGCGGCGGCGAACGACTTCTGCGCGGCGGTCACCGCGCGCGTGGCCACCGTGTGGATGGTCTCGCTCGCGGCCGAGCCCCAGTCGGCGGCCGGGATCGTGACCCGGGCGTACCCGGGGTAGTCGGTCGTGGTGACCTCGGCGAACGTACCGCCCATCGCCCCGATGGTCGCGGTCTCGGCGGGCACGGTGGACGCGGTCCCGCCCTTGAACAGGAACAGGTACAGGTTGGCGGCGTTCGTCCCGTTCTTCGGGAAGATCGCGAGCATGAAGTCCCGACCCTCGTTCGGGAACATGTCCTGTGCAGCCACGGTCGTACCTTTCTATCGGGTGATCTCGGGGAGCGCCCGGATCACGCCTTCGGCGATCACGCGGGGCTTGTTCGTGATGGGCTCGTAGATCTCGACCGAGACCAGCGCCTTGGTGAAGGTCCACGCCGAGGTCTGAGAGGCGAGCACGTTCAGGGTCACGCCGTCGACGGCGCAGTCGATGTTGCCTTCGTCGAGCGACCACTCGTGCAGCACGGCCTCGGTCTCGGAGTGCCGGACCTGCGACTTGGCGGTCCAGCCGGTGACGTCGACCGCAACGCCGTCGGAGTCCAGGACCGGCACCAGGATGTCGAACTGGTCGCCCTTGATGATCTCCCAGTCGATCTCGGTCGCGGCGGGGCGCAGTGCGAACGGGGGCATCAGGCGCTCCTAGGTCAGCCGAACTGGGTGCAGAGCGGCTCAGCACCTGCGATCGCGCCCGCGGTCATGTCCGAGGCAAGCAGTTTCTTGCCCGTCGCCCCACCGGTGAAGCCGGTGTAGGTCGCGCGCAGCTTCTGTCCCGCGAACCGGGTCGCCATGGGGGTCTCCTCCGTGAAAGGTCATCTGGTCCTCACAGTCCGAACACCGGCGGGCGCCACACCTTGATCGGGACACCGGCACCCGGGGTGGTCGAGCCGGTGAACCCGCGCGGGAGAGCCGCGGAGAGGGTGAAGGTCTGCGGGTTGCCCGTGCCCGTGACGCCGGTGACGGTGGCCTTGATCCCGCCGATGTCGATGTCGAACGGGAAATTGTCGGTACCGCCGTCGTCCGCGGTCGTCACCCAGCGGTTCCCGGAGTTGGTCCGTACCGAGATCGAGGTGACCCCTGCGGAGACCGTGGTGTTCAGCTGCGAGCCCACGGTCTGCAGGCGGCCGACGCCGTCGCCAGTGGAGCCGGTGGCGGCGGCCAGAACGACCACATTCCACGGCAGCGCCGATGACGCGTTCGCCGTGACCCTCCAGGTGAAGGCGTCGATCTCCTCGTGCCAACCCTCCAGCAGGAGCTTGATCGTCTCGATGGGGTGCTGGCGCCGGATGGCGGCCACGTTGGTGACGTCGATCCGGGACTGCGGCGTACAGGCCAACCAGCCCGAGATCAGGGCGGAGTTCGCCTCCAGGGCGAAACTCACGCTCGGGTACCGATACCCCTGCTGAGTGCCAATGTTCACGGCCCACTCGGCGTAGTGCACGAGACCGGTGTCGGTTGCCGTGTTGGGCTGGACCGTCGTGCTGTAGTCGCCGATCACGTTGACACCGCTCGGGCCGGCAAGGTCGGAGTAGGTAGTAGTGGTGCCGCCGCGTCGCGCGGCGTCGGCGTGGTTGATAGTGAGCTGGTCGTCGTTGATCGGGGCGAAGGGCTCCATGAGCTGCGTCGCGTCGATGGTGAGCGTTGGCGCGGAGTTGGCGTTGGTCTCTCGACGCTTCTTCGTCACGTACGTCAGTCCGAGGCCGAGCCCGTCGTAGAGCACGCCCTGCCCGGTGAGCTCACACTCGCGCAGCAAGACCGTGAGGGTGTCGTAGTACTGCGGCCCCATCTTGTCGGCGATCGACGCAGACTCAGCGACCGCCGAGTCCAGGATGGTGATCGGGATACCGTGGCCGTTCCCTAGCCGGGTGAGCCTCGCTGTCACGGTCTCGCCCGGGTAGCCGTTGGCCCAGTTTCGGTCATACGTCGAGGTCACGATCGTGTTTCGCAGGACGAAATGTCCGAGAGCGAGACCCTCGCTGTCGCCAACGTTCGTGGCGACGACCGAGGTCACGATGGCCCCGTTGCTGTTGCTGCTCTTCGAGCCGGTGAGTTCGAGGCCCGTGTTCGAGCCGATCTGCCTGGTGAACAGGTTGTAGTTGGTGGTGCTGCCGCTCTGCGAGAGCGACAGTCCGATCTCGTACGGAGTGTTGTCCAGCAACCCGTAGTTGATTTTCTCGTTGATCACCATGCTGGTGCCGAACGTGAACGGATCGCTGTTGTAGCAGGAGAGCCAGAGGAGCCCGCCCGGCCAGACCGACACCGACCACGCTTTGACCGATGCACCACTATGGGTGAAGATAATGAACAGGTTACCGATTTGCTCGGTACCGAACTTGTTGACAGGAAGAGGATCGCCAGGATCGGCGAACCGGGCCTTGAGCGAGGGAACGTTACCGAAGAACCCGGTGAACGTGGACGCGGTGCTGGTGATGTTGTCCGGGACATTCCATTGCATGCCACCGCCCTCGCCCATGGTCACGATCGGAGCAGACGACGGGATGTCGCCATAGCTCGCGCACTCACCCGGGAGACCATCGACCAGCGTGTCGGTGGTCTGGTCCATGACCCGCCAGAAGCCCGAGGCAGTGCCCACGGCCGGGGCGATGAACGAGGCGTGCTGCCGGTCCTCGCACGGGATGTACGCCACGACCGAGGAGTCCGCGATGGTCCCCTCTCGCATCGCAGAGATCCCGATGCCGGTGCCTTGGTTGAGCCGCCGTAGCGGGCCTGACGCCGACAGCGTGACGGTCGCCCAGCGCCCAGTAGGTGCGTCCCACTGGGGCGTGAACCCGTTGGCGATCCCCTGGAAGCGGACGAACCAGTCCGTGCCACCGTTGCTGGACACCCGCACCCGGGCGGGGGTGCCTCGGCGGACGTTCGGCCAGTTCGCCGACATACCGCCCTCGGAGTAGCGGCCGTCCAGGTTGTTCAGCTGGCAGACCATCTCCGCGGTCTGAGTCTCGCTCGAGAAGTCGGGGCGGCCGAGGGTGATGGAGATGCCACCGCCCTGCGCGTCGCCGCTCAGCCCCCCGCCCGCAGCGCTCCCGCCGCCGGCACCGCCGCCACGTTCGAGGAGTACGTCAGCGGTGATGTCGGACCACACCCAGGTCGCGCCGGTCAGGTCGGTCAGGTTCGCACCCCACGCGAGTTCGACCGCGACCCGCATGTTCGCGATCTTGGTAGTGAGGAACGGCTCGCTCACCGACGTCCCCCGACTACCGCATTGGCCGTGATCTTGAGCTTGCCCTGTTGGGCGAGGCGCTGGATCATCACGCCGACCGCGCTGTCCGCCCCGCCGAGGATCTGAATGGTGAGCGTCTGCCCACCGCTACGGCCGAGAGCCGCGCCGGAGCCGGCGACCCCACGTCCGGCGCCGACGCTGCCGAGCCCCGCACGGCGCACCGCCTCCGAGAGCAGATCCGCGTTGCCGATGATGCCTTGCGCCCAGCCCTCGATCATCATCCGGCCGACCTCATCGCGCATGACCGCCGAGGGCGAGCGGATGCCGAGCACGGCCTTCGCTGCAGCCAGGGCGTTGGCCGCAGCGGCAGCGGCGATCCCGGCCAGCTTGCCCGCGGCTGACTTGAGCCCCTCGGCCATGCCATCGCCCATGTCCTCCCCGACGCCCTTGAAGTCCGGGATGGATGACTTCAGCTCCTTCAGGGCCTGGTCAGGCAGCTTCTTGACCTCGTCGACCGCTTTCTTCACGCCTTCCTGGATCCCCTTGACAGTGTCGTCCCACCACTGCTTGATCCCGTCGAGCCATTCCTTGATGCCGTCCTCGATGGCCTGGACGGTCTCGTCCCACCATTTCTGAACAGCCTCGATCGCGTCGGTGACGCCTTTCTCGATGGCCTTCTTGGTGTCGTCCCACCACTTCTTGAGCGCCTTGACCGCGTCGGCGACACCTTTCTCGATGGCCTTCTTGGTGTCTTCCCACCACTTCTTGACGTTCTTGATCGCGTCGTCGACCATCTTCTTGATGTTCTTCGGGATGTCCTCGACAAACTTCTTGATCGCCTTGAGGGCGTCAGTGACGCCTTTCTCGATGGCCTTCTTGGTGTCTTCCCACCACTTCTTGACGGCCTCTACGGACTTGGTCACAGCGTCCGTGATGGCCTTTTTGATGATCGCGAACGCGCCCACGATCTTGGGGCCCAGGTTCTCGAAGGCCTTGCCCTTCATGACGAGCTCGTCCCAGGCCTCGGCCGCTTCCTGGCACTTGCGCGTGACCGGCTCCATGGCCTTGAGCAACTTCGCGAACCAGCCGACGAAAGTCATGATCAAGTTCATCGCACGGGCGAGCGCGCCGAACATGAGCCCGATCGTCGGGGCCGCGTCCTGCAGGGCAATGCCGAACTTCTTGATCGCTTCCGCGGCCGGCTCGCCACCCTGCGCGGCCATCTCGATGAGGATGTCGATGATGCCGGCGAGCACCTCGCCGAACGCCTCGATGGCCGCCGCGCCGGCCTCGAACGCCTTGGTCAGCTGGCCGGTTTCCTTGTTCTTCTGGATGACCTTGTTCAGGTTCTCGAATACCGAGCTGAGCGCGGCGCCGATCTCGTCCATCGCCGGTGCCGCGGCTTCGCCGAAGGCGGTAAACGCCTGGGCCAGCGCCTTCGCGCCCGGGGCGAGGCTCTTCATCATGTTGTCGACGCCGCCGAGCATCGCCTCGATCTGCTTCATGCCCTCGGACGAGCGGATCCAGCCGGTGAATTCCTTGATCACGTCGGAGGTGGACCGGGCGATCGCCTTCAGCGGCCCGTCCATGGTCGAGATGGCCTGGCCGAGCTTCTGAAACTCCTTGGACAGCTCGGCCCGGAACACGCTCTCGAGCTGCTTCTGCAGGCCGCCGAGGGTGGCCTTGAGCTTCTCCCCGGCCTGCTCGATGCCGCGCCAGCCGCCGATGATCACGCCAGCGACCACGCCGAGGCCCTGTAGGGCAGCACCGGCCGCGAGGGCGGCGGCGGCGATGGCAGGGAGGATCGAAGCGACGAGGGCGACGACGGCGGCCAACGCGCCCCCGCTCATGCCGGCGAACCTGAACCCACCGGCGAGACCGCCGCCGCGGCCCCCTCCCCCTCCGCCGAGGGAGTCTCCTGCGCGACGAGCTCGCTCGGCGAGGTCGTCGAGGCCGCCCCCGGCGTTGCGTGCCCGGTCGCCGAGCTCGTTGACGCCGTCCCCCGCGCGGCGGGCGTTGTTGCCGAAATCGCGCAGGGAATCGCCGGCCGCACGGGCGTTGCGGGTCATCCGTTCGAGCTCGGCGTTGAAGTCGTTGAACCGGGCGTTGTCTATGTCGACCTCGACGCGGATAACCGTCCGCTCGGGCAACGACGCGATGGCCGCCCGGATGCGGGCGGCGTTCCGCTGTGCGGCGTCCGCGGCTCGGTCCCACGCGCCGATAAACCCGCTGACGTCGGCGTCGAGCCTGGCAGTGACCTCGGGGAGCACGGGACCACTCCCTTCGTCAGCTCAGGGCATCGGCCCAGGCTTGCTCGAAGTAGGCGCTCATGGCGGGCAGTGCGGTGGCGAGCCCGGGGGCCATGTACGGGCGGGCGGGCAGGTTGTTGCCGCCGCCGTGCTCCTGGACCGCGGCGTAGACCGTGTCCGCACCGACCTTGGCCGACCAGGACGCGGCTCCGGTCTGGTCCGGGCCCTCGACCTGGACCGATCGCCGCAGGGTGCCCGAGATCAACGACGGCGGCGAGCCGGGCGGCGACGGGGTCGGGGTGCCGCGAGGGTGCGAGGTCCGAGACAGCTCGACCTTGACCTGCGCCTCGAGATGGTGCGCGGCCCGCGTCAGGGCCTGCGGGGTGGCTCCGAGGACCCGGACGGCGATGGCTTCGAGTGCGGTCTTCATGGCCTCGAACCCATCGAGCTCAGCCATCGCGCTCGGCCCGCTCGGCCCGCCATTCTTCAACCACGAGCGTCACCTCACGCAGCCGGTGCAGCACGACCGCCGACTGCCGGTCGACCACGTCGGGCGGCCAGCCGAACCGGTCGGCCCAAAACCAGTGGTTGATAAACACCCGTTCCCAGAGCGCGGGCTCGCCCGGGTGCGCGGGGCCGACCGGGACGCCCGCCAGGACCGCTCTCAGGCGCTGGCGGGCTCGGAAGGGGACGACGGGTCGGCGTGGTCGTCGGGGTTGTTCGAGCGGCCGGGCATCAGCAGGACGACCGCGGGCTCGACCAACTCCATGAGCCGCCGGTAGTCGTCCAGGCGCAGCTCGCCGAGCGCCTCGGCGTCCAGGCGCGGCAGCTGCAGGTCGGGCGCGTACGGGATCTCCCAGGCCGTGATGAGCTGGGTGGCGACCGCGTCCGGGGCGCCGTTCATGATCTGCGCGACCGCGCCCCTGCCGGCCGCGATCCGGCCGGTGTCCATGTCGACCTCGATCGCGCCCATGACGATGGCCTCGACCGCCTTGCGGTCCCGGGCGCGCAGGTCCTCGACGTCGCGGAGCTCGACCCAGGCGCCGTCGCTCTTGAGTATGTGCCTCATGCCGCGTACACCGTCCCCGCCGTGCCGTTGATCACCGTGATCTTGGCCGGGGACAGGCCGCCGGTAGCGCCCGCGTTCGTGCTGTTGGCAATGCCGTCGAAGTCCACCATGAACATCGTCGCCTCCTTGCCATCCTCGGTCTTGACCTTCTCGTAGATGCACTGCTGCATGTCGACCTTGATGCCGCGCTGACCGGCCCCGACGACGCCGTTGTCGATCACGAGCTGCAGCGGCTGTACGGTGCCGGCCAACATCGTGAGCAGCGGCGTCTCGTCGGTGGCGATGAACGTGGCCTTGCCCTCGAAGGTGAGAGCGCCGCGCTGGATCACGTAGGGCTGTTGCTGGTTCGAGAACGTGTAGATCACGTCCAGCTTGCGCTTCATGTTGAACGAGGCGGTGGACACGTTCGCGATCAACGTACCGCCGGACGCCGGGCCACCGATGCCGAGCATGCCACGCCAAGCCGCGAACGGCGGCACCGAGCTGGGCGCGGCCACCGGGGTCGCCAGGGCGACCGAGGAGCCCCAGGCGTTGCCCTTGCACTTGTACTGGACGAGGCCCTTGGCTCCGCCACCGCCCTTGCCGCCGCCCTTGCCGCCGCCTCCGCCGCCGCCCTTGCCGCCGCCTCCGCCTCCGCCGCCTCCGCCTCCTCCGCCTCCTCCTCCTTCGATGTCGAAGTCGATCGAGAGGTCAGCGAGGCAGGCACCGGGGTAGGTGCGGGCGCCGACGGACGCGGTGATGCCGGTGAACCAGGTCAAAGTGTGCGTGATCGGCTGCCCCGAGAACGAGTTGTTCAGCGCGATGGCGTGCGTATACGGGTCACCGGCGCCGGTCGTAGTGCGGTCGCCGAGCATGTTCTCCAACAGGAAGGGGAAGGTGTCGACGTAGGCCGGACCCTCGATCGAGAAGTCGACCTCGCGCACGCCCTGGTAGCGGCCGTACAGGCCGGCCATGGAGCCGCGCAGCGAGGGGTCGTCCAGCCACTTGATCTGGTCCTCGAAGTCGACCTTCGAGAACGGGATGGTGGCCGTCATCGGCACGGCGGTGCCGGGAGTGGTCTCGGGCGCGATGCCAAGGAACTCCTTGGCGGGAGTGAATACGGTGGGTCCGGCCACGGCTCAGCCCTCCTCAGGGATGTCGGGGGTGTCCGAGTCGTGCTCGGAGATCTTGGCCTTGCGCTTGGAGGGCTTCCACGCGCCGGCCGGCTCGTCGTCGAACTCGACGATGTCCCCGGGCTCGATGCGGCCGAGCAGGAAGTGGTCGATCGGGTCGCCCCCGGCGAACTCGTAGCTGGGCACTAGCCCTCCTCGAAATAGCGCGCTTGGAACTCGATCGCGAGGTACCCGCGGGTCCGCTCGGCGGAGCACTCGGCCGGGGCCATTGACCAGCGCAGCCAGGGCGCCCCCTCGCCGATGTCGAACCCACCGACCTCCCACCCTCCGGTGCCCATACACCGGTCCTCCCGGATCCGGGCCTTCAGGCCCTCCAGCAGGTCGTAGAAGGCGTCCTGTGCGTCCTCGGCGTACTCGGCGTTCGAGTGCATGAACACGTGCAGCATCACGGCGGACTCGAGCAGCTTGAGCCCGCCGAACGCGCCCGCGATGGCCGCCCGGGACTCGACTCCGGAGTCGACGTGCACCAGCATCGACGAGCCTATGATCGCCCCGGCACCTGTGGCACCGAGGTAGTAATCCGCGTTGTCCTCGGACTTCGGCCGGGCCCTGCGGACCGCGCCGAGGTGCTCGACCTGTGGAGTGCGGTAGGAGCGGGTGCTCGGGTCGTAGGGACCGCCGAACCAGCGGCAGACGCCGTCCCGGACGCCGCGCAGCGTGGTCGCCACCGCCTCGGACGAGGGCGCGCTCATCGGATCCGCTTGTACGGCTTGAGCAGCTTGCACGCCTCGTCGAACAGGTACGTGGATCGGCCGGTCCGGCGGCTGTCGGTGGCCGTCGCGCTGGACGCGGGCCCAGGCTGGTTCGGCACGTAGTTCTCACCGGTGGACGCCGGGCGCATCAGCAGGAAGGTCGCGTAGTAGATGACGGCCTGCCGGATCGTGGTCGGTAGCGACGAGCAGGTGTCCTCGGCCGCGTGCGCGTACTTCACGCCACCGGTCAAGGTGAGCGTCTCGCCAACGACGGAGGCCACCGTGATGGCCTCCTCGAGGCCCGGTGTCCACAGTCGCAGCACGGTGCCAGCCGTGATCCCGGTCGGGTCACGCACGTCGAGCGTGGTCGCGCCGACCGCGGCCGGGTCGACGAGCTGGGTGGACGGAAAGCCGGACACGTAGGTCCAGCTCACCAGCTGCTCGACGTTGGCAGGGGCGGAGCCGAACTGCAGCGAGCCCAGGCCGCCGCCACTGCTCGGGTTGAACGCGACGATGACCCGGCCGTCGAGCTCCGTCCACACCTGTGGATCGACCTGTGCATCGAGCGTGTCCGGGGTCGCGCCCACAGACATCCCGGTCACAGACAGCACCGGGGCGTGCTCGGGGTGGTAGCGCAGCTGCCCGCTCCGGCTGGCGAACATCCGGACGTTCTCGGTGCGCACGTGCGCCGCCAGCGGCATGTCCACCTTGTCGTCGGCCCACTGGCTGGCCTCGAGCAGGATGTTGGTCAAGGCCGCGTCCTGACTCGCCTGCGTGTTGCCCGTGACCAGGTTGTTCGTGTCCAGGAAGGTCGGGTGGCGCCGGAACTCGGACACGCTCACGTGCGGGTAGTCGAGCACCGGCTCACCTCCCTATCGGGTCCAGTTGCCGTGGATGCAGTTCGCGCTCGTCACGTTCTCGGTGCGCCAGCCGTTCGGCCAGCACTGCTCACAGGGCTGGTTCTCGGCCTTTGCTCGACGTCGACGGACCGGCTTCTCGGCCTCGTCCGGCTTGTCCTCGTCGGTCATGCCGCCCTCTCGTTGGTCGTGCCGCA